TGAATCCAGAACATCTAGAACTAAGATATAGGAGCAACTATGAAAGTCCACTCAATTAGATATAAGAACAATAAGAAAAAACTGTTAAAAATAGAAGGATTCGTAGATTTATATAATGAAATTGTAGATACTTACAATAATGTTCATAATATGTACGAATTAACCAAGAAGAAAGAATATCTTGTCACAATTATTGAATATGATGCATTGATTAAATCTTTAGATGGATATTATTACCTAACTTTAAATTATCCAGATTATTTCAAGGATTCTTAAATGGTTTATTCATCTTCGCTTACGCTACGATGTGCTTCGAATCAATCTAAACGGCAGATTGATTCAAATCATGTAACAGTATTAATTTCGATTTTAATTTTATGAGGGGTTGATTCTATGAAGTATCTTTAACTATATACTTATAGTATCTTATAAGGGGACATGGGAAGTCCCTTTATTATACAAATAAATGTACGATTTTAACTTAACAAACTAGTAAGAAAGAAGTAAGAAAATGTGAATTATATGAATAATATATGACAAAACTAGTAAGAAATAGGTAAGAAAATAGTAAATATTAAAAAGCAGGTATTATATAGGAGGATAATTAATTATGAATAAAGAAGATGATGGACGAGCCAGAAGGCAATCTAAATTTCGTGGCAAGAAACGTCCTAAATCAGTTTGGATAACAAACAAGGAGAAAAAGCAGAATGAAGTCATGGTGGAATCCAACGAAAGTAAAACAAGCTCTTAATTCATATCGCGAAATTAAAGAAATATTATATAATTATGGTATTCCAAGTAGTTTCAATATAGATTATCAGAAATTAGTCTATAATACTAATGATATGATAGAAATAGTATTAGATTTAGAATATGCAATATCTAAGTTAGATGAATATGATGCTATTATTGCTAAAGATAGATGGTATAGTAAGAATACACAATTCGATATAGCTACTAATAGAAACAAAAGTCAGCAAGTTATATCGGAAATTATTAAACGAGCGGAAAATAATATCATATGTATATTGTGTGATAATAATGAATAGTGTTAATGAATATGATAATATAATTAAAAAATATTATTCTACAATTTTGGGAGAGGCTAAGAAAGCATGGAATATCTGTCCAAGATTCTGTGAGATTGATGATATAGTCCAAGTTATATGTATTAGAATATGGGAAAAATATGAACATATTAATAAAATAGAAGATATTGGATTAGGTATGGATAATTGCACCAGAGCTTATATCAGAACATTAGCTCACAATGCAGCATTTAATCATATCAGAAGAGCAAGCAAATATATCCATGAGCCATTATGTGAAAATGATGAATAACAATCCTTATAGTATAAGAAAGAAATATAAATGCAATTGGTGCGGAAAAGAATGGAACAAAGAAGACATAGGTGTGGATAAAGTATGTCCATCTTGTAATTCTCATGTTGGAGATGAAAAATATAATGAACTTAACAGAAGAAGAAAAAAAAGAAATAATTCCTAAACTATATAATGTTAGTGCTAAGAAGTTAGGTATTATGCAAAGAATATTGGAATGTAATGTTGATCGTGGATTATCAATATCTAAGATAGCAGAAGAAGTTGGCGTTAGTCGTCCTACAGTAAATAATTATATGAAAACGCCAGAATATAAAATTTTGGTTGATGAATATATTAAAGAAATTACCAGTAATGGTATTATAGCTAAAGCTTGGAAAACACTTGAAAAGGCAATGGACTCAGGAAAGCCACACGCTGTTAAAGCTGCTCAAGAAATCTTAGATAGATTAGTTTCAGTTAATCCTGAAAATGTTAATCAGGTCATAATCCAGGTGCCAACTGTCGTTAATAACTCGGAGTAAATATATGAAAACTATTTGTAATAATTCTGCGGGTCATTTTGACCCGCAGAATGGAATTAAAACAAACAATGTCTACTAAAACTATAACAATTGGTCCTAAATACAATCCATTACCATCTCAGCGTTTATTTCACGATAATGGGATGTGTCCTATTACTCCAGAATTGAAAGCTTCTAATAAAAGATTTAGAGCTTATGTTGGTGGAATAGGAAGTGGAAAGTCTTTAGCTAATGTAATGGAAAGTCTTAGGTGGGCAGCAACTTATCCAGGCTGTAGAGGAATTATAGTATCACCTACTCTTGTTCAGCTCAAAAAATCAATTCTTATAGAGTTCCAAGAACAATGTAGATTATCTGATGGATTTCTATTAAATTATAATAAGACAGATATGGTAGCAGAATTTGTTAATGGTTCTATGTTGTTCTTTGGACAAGCTGGTGATCCAGACTCTTTAAGAGGTCCTAATTTATCTTATTTTGGATTAGATGAAGGCGGACAAACTAATGGTGAAGCATTTCAGATATTACAAGGAAGAATTAGAGATCCTAGATTTCCTACTGGTGGATGGGTAACAACAACTCCAAGAGGTAAGAATTGGCTATATAGAACATTCCAATTAAAACAGGATATTAATGAAATTAATTTAGTTGATGATTATAATTATCAATTATTTAAGTGTTCTACAGAACATAATATCTATTTAAGTCCAGATTATGTAACATCATTAAGAAGTGCTTATACTGGTGCTTTTGCAAGACAGGAATTAGATGGCGAATTTGTTAGTTTTGAAGGCGTTATATGGCAAGGATTAAGTTCTAAAGTAGGAACGCCAGATTTGCAGGTAAAAAGAACTGTGGCTGGTGTTGACTGGGGATGGACTGATCCTGGTGTTATAGTAATTGTACAGCAAACTGTTGATGGAAGATTATGGATTGTGCATGAAGAATATGAAACGATGCGGGCAATTGATAATACTTCAGATTCTTGGATTAGTATTGCTAAGAAATTACAAGATAAATATAGAATAGAAGCATTTTATTGCGATCCTTCTGAACCATCTAATATAGATGCTTTTAGAAGAGCTAATTTAAATGCTGTTAAAGGTGATAATAGTATTATTCCAGGAATTACATCTGTAGCTGCTGCACAGACTAATGGAATGATGATATCACCTGATTGTCCTAAATTAAGAGCAGAAATTGATGCTTATTGTTGGGCACAGGACAGATTAGGAAAAGTAAAGATGGATAAACCAGCAGAAGGTAATGATCATGGGCCAGATGCTCTTAGATATGCAGTAACATCATTTCAAACAGCAACAACAGCCAGAGCATCATTATTTACTACGAGGAGATAAAATATGAGTTCAAGAAATAGAAAAAATATTCATAATAAGAAAAACATTGAAACATTTGTGGATAATTCTAAACCAAAGGTATCTAATTTGTCAAGCAGCAGAACTGCTCCTCAAGATTGGATGCAATATGAAACAGGTCCTTATAAAAGATTACCAACTATTCAAGAAGCTATTATTGATGGATATTTAATGTCTTCTTATGATCCTACAGTTGGTTCTTGTATTACTATTATTCGCCAATTTATTTTATCTAAGTTAGGAAACTATAACCACGAAGATGAAAATATTAATGCATTTATTGATGAAGCTTTAGAACAAGTTAATGGTGGAATGAGAGGCGTAACATCTTCTTTATTGTCCTGCTTGTGGGCTGGTTTTGCTGTCGCTGAAAAAGTATGGAATACTAAAGATGGAACTTGGACAGTAGATGCTATTAATCTAATTAATCCATTAACATTCTTCGACAGATTTGATAATTCAATTGGTATTAAATATAATCCTGAATCTGGAAAAGTAACTGAATTTGTACAAAAAAGATGGAAAATGAATGAAATAGAAATTGTTCATAAAGCTGAAGATGTTATTTATTGGCCTTTCCAGAAAGAATTAACTGAAGATATATTTGGTAGAAGATTAACAGATAAAGCAAGACAATCCTGGTATATGAAATCTAAATTAGAATTATATTGGAGTATTTTCTTAGAAAGATTTGCTCATCCAACACCAATTTTTAGTGTGCCTAAAGGAACACAAATGGATGAAAATGGTAGAATTATTACCAATAGTGATTATTATGGACAATTTATTGGATTATTAGCTCCTGGCAATGGATTAGCAATAGAATCTGGTCCAGATGAAACATTCGATTTTAAATTGCTAGAATCCAATAATAATGGCGAAGGATATGAAAACTCAATTAAATATCATAATAAAGAACTATTTAAGAGTATGTTAATTCCTGAAGATTTAATTACAAGTACAGATTCTGGTAGTAGAGCTAAAGTAGAGACTTCTTTAGATATTTTCTTACTTCTTATAGAATCTATTAGAGAAGAATTAGGCGTTATATTAATAGACCAATTAATAAAACCAATGATAGAATATAATTTCGGACCACAGGACAATTATGGCGAATGGAAATTTGAACCTGTTAGAGATGATGATTTGGAAGGTCTTGCAAATGTTCTTAATCTTCTTAATCTTTCTACAGCAGTTCATTACACAGTAGAAGATGAAGCTTCTATTAGAGATAGATTTAGTGGTGTTGGTTTAGTTGATATGGATAGTATTAATCAAGAAGAATTAGATAAAGCTAAAGAAAATACATCAGTTCCTCCAATAGGATATAATAATGGACAGAGCGATTAATGAAATGAATAGTGCTATTAGTGATATTAGTGCTGATTTTCAAGATAAAGTAATTAGTTCTATTAATTCAGGACAGAATATGTTGCCAGCAGCACAATCTGCTGCTTCTAATTTAGTGTATGCTAAAGTTATAGCTTCACATACTACTAAAGGTTGGAAATTATCATGGATTGAAACTGGAAAAGAAATAAAAGAAATTATTATTAAAAGTCCAGAATTAGAAAATTTAATACCTAAATCTGTAGCTAAGACATATTATAGAGTTCCAGATGGATGGAATAAAGAAGCTTGGAATTGGATATTTAACCAACAGACTAAAATTAATAGTGAAATACCTAATTATTATATAGATAAATATATTCAGAAAAGAAGTTCAATGGTAGCACAATCTGTAGATAAAGAAATGATTAATGCAATAACTACTATAAACATAGAAGCTAATAAAAAAGGATTATCAGTTAAGAATACTATTAAATTATTAAAGGAAGAATTTCCTAATAAAAGTAAAGCAAGATTAGAAACCATAGCACGAACAGAATGTGCTAATTTATGGGAAACTGGAAGAATATCAAGATATAGAAGTGATCCTATTATAGATGGCGTTAGATTTGATGCTATTAATGATAGTAGAATATCACAAACTTGTCAATGGCATAATAATAAATGCTATAGATTAGATGGGCAAGTTCCAACTCCACCATTACATCATCAATGTAGAAGTACATTAACTCCAATTATAATAGGTGATGATGTTATATATGAAGAAGGACAGCCACCAGATAATGCCAAACCACAGAAAGGATTTGGTAATATTCCAGAGGATTTACTACCTAAGAATGTTAATATGAGTATTTTAGGAGGATTATAATGACAGATTTCGAAATTTATTTGAGTGATGTTAAAGATAATGTTACGATGATAAAACAAGGTAAATCATATCTATTCAAAAATATGCCAGTATTAAAAACTGGCAGATGGAATGGAAGGAAATTTACAGAAAGTGATTTACAAGCAATGGCTGATAATTTTAGTGAAATTAAGAATAGTTGGGAACCTCCAATGCGTCCTTATCATGGTTACGATCACCAAGGAAATCCTATTACTGAAATTGATGCAAGAAACACTATAGGTTGGCATAAGAATCTTCAGTATAATAAAGATAATAAGACTTTATATGCTGATATTGAAGTACAAAATGAAAATGATGCTAATTTAATAGAAAATGGTACTTTAAGATATGTGTCTGCTGAAGTGGCAAGAAAAGGTTGGCAGAATTCAGCAACTGATAAAACTTATGACACACCAGTTTATGTTGGTGGTGCATTTGTAGCAGATCCAGCAGTAAAAGGAATGAATTGGGGTGTTGTAGTTAATAGTATGGATTATTGTACTGAAATTGAGTCCTATATGGATACTACAGAAGCAGAAGGAATGATAGAAAGTGAATTACCTCCTGAAAGTTATTTGATAGTTGGTGATAGGAATGTAGTTAGTTCTTGGCATTTAGCATATCGTGATGCTGATACTTCTAGCGAAAAAACTAATGAATGGGGCAACAAAGAAAGATATACAAAAGCTGGTCCTATCAACTGTAGAAGAGTAAGAGCAATAGCTGGTGTTTTAATGGGTGGAATGGGAAGTAAAATCACAGCATCTGATTTAGACGCAGAAGCTAAGAAGAAATTAAAGGCTGCTGCAATAGCATGTAATATTAATAGTCCTGTTATTGAAGGATTAGACAATGATACAGATTGGTTTAAGAGGTTTTTAGATATGTTATCAAGTGAAGAACTAACAGATAAAGAAGTCGCTCAGGCGATAGCTAAATCGGAGGTAAAAGATATGGAAGAAAATATTGAACAAGAAACCGAGGAAATTGTCGCTGAAGAAGTAGAGGTTCAAGAAGATATTCAGGAAGAAGTTGTAGAAGTTATTGAAGAAGTCATTGAAGAAGTTGTTGAAGACAAACCAGAAACAATGAGTTCTGATATTAAATCACAAATAGAACAATTACAAAAGACAATTGAAGATCAGGCAGAAGCTATTAAAGCTAAAGATTTAGCTATTGAAATACATGCTGCCGAAGTGCGAAAAGCCAAAGCTTCCGATGTAGTAGATCGTTGGATCTCTAGCGGAAAGATTCCTCCAGTGAGTAGAGTAAAAGCATTTGCCCTCTATGAAGTGTTATCTAAATTAGAAGGTAAAGTAGAAATTCTATCCGAAAGTGGAGAAGAAGTAACAAGTGAAGTCGTTGTAGCAGATCTTTTAGATGAAGTTATATCTGGAAAAGAAGCTGAGGTAAAGTTAGAACCAGAAGTTAGATTATTTGAAGGAAATTATATAGCTCCAGATAGTATATCTAAAGAAGAAGCAGATGCAAAAGCTACAGAAATGATTTCTAAGTTAAAATAGTTAAAAAAATACGGAGGTAAATATCATGGCTGCAAGAAACAGCAAAGCAGTAAAAAGTTCAATTGGAGGCGTTTTCGAGAGTGTTGAAGAGTATCGCAATATTATCGTTTCAGGGTCCTCTTTCGATCCGCTAGATGTAACCGCCACTGGGCGATTCGTTATTCCTGCGGGGACACCAATGGCTCCTATAGTGAGCACAGGCAAGTATATGCCAATTCGCAGATCACGAGCAACATCCGCAGTAAGTAATGATACTACTGTTACTGTTGATTGTGTAAAACCATTCTTAGGGCAAGAAGGTGCTGGCGTTCTATTTTATGCAAGTAATGCTGCAACAGCAACTCTAAGAACAATCTCAACTGTTACTCAGGCAACAAACGTTATCGTTCTAACTGCCGCCGCAACTGTTGTTGATGATGATTACTTTGAAGTAGCTCTTAATGGTGCTCATGGTAATGTTGAAACAGCTACTCCTACGCAGATTCCTGATGCGGTTATTCTTGCTGAAGCAATCGAAGTAGTTTTCGCTGATGGAACAACTTTTGATGTTCCTGCTGTTGGCGTAATCAAGGGTGCAATTGCTCGTGAAAACGTTAACGGTCCTGGCGTTGGTGCTCTTGGTGCAACGTTTGATGTGATTCTTAAGAATCAACTTCCAAATATTAGCTTCCTTCCTGTATCCGCAGGGACTGCGTAATCTTTGAAGAATATAATAAGGTAAAAATATAGGAGGAAATAAATTATGGCAATTCCAGCCGAATTAAGAGTAGAAACAATTATGGCAGCATTCGAGAAGTTCGCTTCCGAGCCACAAAGCAAACTTGCCAAATATTTCTCACCGATGGGTGCAGAAAATGGTGGTAACTTTGTTAAATATGATGTATTAGAATATAACCGAGCTATGCTCGACATGGTAGCTTATGATGCTAAAGCTCCTCTAACTGATTATCCTGTAAGAACAGTTGTCAGTTTTGAAGCTCCTACCTACAAACAGAGAATAGACATTCTTCCTTCTCTTTTGAAAGGTGTTCGTGATGTTGGTTCGTTGTCCAATTCACAGCAAGCAACAATTGCTCGTGCAGTTCGACAATGTGCATTGAACCTTGAACGTAGACAAAACTGGCTAAGAGCACAATGGCTAACTGGTGGAGCTTGCTTAAGTTCTGCTGGCGTAGCTCCTATTGAGCCTACTGGAATAGTTTATCTTGATACCAGATTTGGTAAAACCAGCACTCCTCAGGCGATTAGTCTTGGGTTTACTGCTTCACATATTGATGCTGGAGCAACTGCTTCTTGGGCAACTGCTGGCACAGATATTAAAGCTGATATTGATGCTGCAAGAGTCGCAATTATGGCTGATGGTGGCGTAGATGCTCGAAGAATTATTCTTAATAGTAAGGCAATGGGTTATATCTATAATAATACTGGTTCTGGCGAAAAGTCTGAAATCTACAAGGCTATGTATGACAAATCTGGCGAATTCACCAATCTTTGGGGCTATGAGTTTGATGTTATTGATGAGGTTCTTCCTTTCGATGCAACTTCTATGGCAACTGATACTGGTGCTACTGGTTATATTAAAGCTATTCCTGATGAAGTTGTTATTATCACGACTGCTGACAATATGGCTGCTGGACGTTATATGATTGAATGTGAGCCAAGTGATGTTAATGCTCCAAGTAATGCTCGTGGTGCGTTCGCATGGCAAGATGGCGATTGGGAACATCCACACGTTCCACAATTTGGCGTAGAATGGACTGGTGCTCCAGCGATTGTTAATGTTGATAGCCAATACATCTATACTAAGGTCACAGATACCTCGTAACGAATGTTAATACACTTTCCTGCAATTATCTTATATAATTAATACAGCCTAATAAGGAGGTTAATAATATGGGAAAAATTGCAGGAAAGTATGGAGATTTTTGGAGTAAGGTTGAAAAACAGGAAGATGGATGTTGGTTATGGAAAGGTTCATGTAATAAAGATGGATATGGGATGGTAAAAATTAATAAGAAAGGTAAAAAAGCACATAGAATATCATATGAACAATTCTATGGAACTATACCAGAAAAATTATATGTTTGCCATCATTGTGATATTCCTAATTGTGTTAATCCAGATCATTTATTTCTAGGAACGCAGTTTGACAATATGAAAAATATGCGTGATAAAAAAAGAGATAATTATGTATTCGGAGAAAAACATTCATCTAAACTAACTAACAATCAGGTATTAGAAATAGTAGAACTATTAAAAGAAGGAAAATCTGAATGTTATATAGCCAATATTTATAAAGTATGTCAAGCAACAATAGGACATATTAGAGTTGGTAGAACTTGGACAAAGATAACTGGAATAATTAAAACTGGATGATGAGGATGAAGTGATAGTGGGAGGGGATTTTTAATTCCCTCCCACTTTTGTTAAGAGAATATCATTTTCTGGGAGGAAAATTAAAATGATTAATAATTTAGCAGTAATAGCAATGGCTTGTAATGAAGATAATATAATAGAAAGATTGGTTAATTCACTTAAAAATATTACAAATGAAATCCATATTTCTATTGATAAGAAAACAACTGATAATACATACAACGTAGCTAAAGAACTTGGTGCTAATTTATATGAGCACGAATTTCTAAATAATTCTTGGGCAGATACAAGAAATTATGTTATGGAGCAAGTAGAAGCTAATTCAGATAAAGAGTGGTTTCTATGGTTAGATGCAGATGAATGGTTTTTATCTGGTAAAGATGCATTAGAACCAGCCTTTAAATTAGCAGAAGAAAATGATTGTGGTGGTATATCAGTTATGCTTACTGATTTTCCAATTAATCCAGATGTTACTCCAGGAAGCTGGCTTAATGTTAAGATTATGAAAAGAGGTATTAGATATGAACGAAGACGCCACGAAGTAGTTCCTGCCAATGTTTCAAGAGTTAATGCTTCACAAATAGTAATAGGACATAAGAAATCTCAGAAACCAGAAGTAGTAGAAGCTAATGAAAAATTGAAGAAAGATTTAGATGCATTAGTAGCAGATTATAATGAATTTCAAGATAAACGATCTTGTTATTATTTAGCAGATGCCTTACAATCTAATAAAGAATATGGTTCTGCTATTACTTGGTGCGAAAAGTCATTAGATTTACCTAATACACAAGCTGGAATGGAATCAATGATTTTAGATAAATGGGCTATATGTCTAAGATTATTAGGTAAGAATAAAGAAGCAAGAGAAGTATCTATGAAGAAACTTCTATTAGGAAGTGAAGAATTTGGTGAAGCTTGTTTCGATATTGGTGGAGATAGTCTTAATTTAGGTGATATGGATAATGCTGAATTTTACCTAAAAATGGCTATATCTGCTGGAAGTGTTCCTATAGTTAAACAAGCTGGTATTAGCAATCCTGAAAAATGTGGTGCGTTAGCCTATTATGCTTTAGCTCTATTATATTTTAATAATGGCGATATGTTAAAAGCAGCAGCTTGGTTAGGAAAGGCTATAGAAGTTGGTGGAGAAAGGGAAAAATTTAATAATTTATGGAAAATGATTATTAATTATTCAAAGGAGGAAGAAAATGCAGTGGTGTCAGGAAATTAACATAAGAATGAACCTTCAGGATTTCGAAAATTGGATGAAAAGATGCAATGGAACTCTTGATAATTATATTACTTCAGCAACTGGAATTGCTTCATCTTATTTAGGTAAATATAGACAATTCTTTACTGCGTGGGATGGTGGAAATGCTCCAGAAGAATTGAAATATGCAGTAGCTATTATCGCTATTCATAATATAACTGGTAGTAATGCAACATTAGCTCCACAGGATATAGACGAAAGCTATTGGGAAAGAGAATATGATAGAATTATTAAATGGCTAAGATCAATAGCAGATGGAACTGCTGAATTATATGTGCAATGGCCTGGTGTAGCAGTTAATGACCAAGGTGAAATAAGAAGTAATATGCATATCGAAAGATATCCTACTTTTTAGGAGTATATAATGTTTATTATAGATATTGATGATACTCAAGAAAGAAATTTTGTTAATAATTTAATTAATAAAATAATTAATTCTCGCATATTAATGTCTTCTATTAGTGCTGTATTAAAACAGGCTGTATCTGATAGATTTAGGGACGAATCTGATGGCACGTCTAAATGGGTTCCATTAAGTTATGAAACAATTAGGTCAAGAAGAGATGTAGTATCACATAGAAAGAATATGAATAATGCTAAGACTGAAAAAGGCAAAGAATCTAATCAAGGTAAAATGATTAGTTCTATGGGATCTGTTAAGATGTTACAAGATACTGGAACGTTAAGAAGGTCAGTAGATGAGTGGTATAATAATAATGAGGCAGGAATTGGAACAAACGTTGAATATGCAGAATATCAGCAATTAGGAACCAAATATATACCATCTCGTCCATTTATATCATTAAATGCTAGAGAAGAAGATAAAATAGCCAATTTAGCTATTAAATATCTTGAACGATCTTATTAATGGTGTTATAGATAAGTAGAGGAATGATTATGACTGGATTAGAATTAGATTCTAGAATAAATACATTAGTTTCTATATTTCAAGAAGATGAGCTATTATCTGAAGGATTAAGTGATGATGTTAATGTGTTAAAGGGGCCTTTCCAGGTTACTGGTGGTCCTACTGGTAATTTTGTAGTATATGTTTCTCGTGCTGGTTTATCTAATTTAGAATATGGAATTAAGAACGATCCAGTTAGAGTTACAGCTAAAGTAGCTATTGGAGTCCAGACAACTATTCCAAGTGATAGAGAAGAAATGGAAGCAATAGTTAATAGATTTGCGATGAATGTTATTAGGACTCTTATTAATAATTCACAAGTTGTTGGTGATGAAGGTTGGTATAGTGGTGTAGTTACTGGTTCAGATTCTGTTAGATTAAGAGGTAGTAATGGAATATGTGAATTAGAAGTGATAGAATTTGAAATAACATTTGAAGTTGGAGGAATTTAATATGGAGCAGATTATACCAGATAAAAATAGAGGAAAGAAAACTATTAAAGAAGAAAAAATAGTTAAAAAAGTTTTAAAACAAATCAAAAATATGGAACCTGTCGTGATAGATGGGAAAACAAAACAGGAGGAATAAATTATGGCATATGTTGGACTAGATACCGTTGTAGGTATTAAAGTTACGGCAGGGGCAACAGAGGTAGCTCCTGGAAGAGTTGAAAACGCAGAATTTACGTTAGATCAATCTCTTACTCATTTAACTGGGGCAGGTGGACAAGATTCTGTTGTCTATTCAATGATGGAGCCTAAAGGTTCTTTATCAATGTGGGTCACCAAGGAATTAATGATTGATTTCGCATTAAAAACAGTTATTAATGGATTACCGCCAGTTATCGCACAAATTGATGGTGGCGTATTAGGTAGTAAAGTTGTAATGGAAGAAAATTGTTATGTTGATAGCCTTACTCTTTCATTAGAAAAAGGTGGAGCATTAAAAGCTGATATGAGTTGGTTAGCATTGTCTTATACGACTTCAGCAATGACTACAGCACCTACCGCAGAAGCTAAGAATTTAATGCTTTTATGGCATAGTTCTTGTATTACATTAGATGGTAATGCTTATGAAGCACAAAGTATTTCAGTTAAGTTGGAAAATGGACTTAAAATGGATACTGATTTAGATTGTAAGACTGCTGGCGAACAAAGACTTCCTACTGTTATTCTTCCTGGAAATATGAAAGTAACATTAGACGTTGAATTTGCTGCTGCTCCTACTGTTATATTTTCTGCTGATGTTCCAGCGATTGCAACTGTTGGATTATCTGTTAAGAATACAGAATCGTCTGTTAAGACCTTCACGCTAACTGCTGGAAATCTACATCCACTAACCATGCCTGTTCCTGTGGCTGCTGGTGAAGATTCTATTAGTTACAAAATGTCTTTAGAAGCTGATTATAATGACTTAACCTCATTAACTTGGGGATTAAGCTAATAAAAAAACTAATGATGGGGTGGTTCTGCGGGTCATTTTGACCCGCAGAATTACTCCATCACTCTGGGAGGAGAATTAGATGCAAAACAAATACCACAATCACAATCGTAATGATGTGATTTCTTTAGTTCCAGAAAAAGCTAAATCAATTTTAGATATTGGATGTGCTTCAGGTACTCTTGGCTATAATTTAAAACAGTCAAGAGATTGTGTCGTGTCTGGTATAGATAACAATGCTATATATTATAAAGAAGCTAAAAGTAATTTAGATAATTTCGATATTTTAGATGTTGAAACTGATAAAATAGATTATATGTATGACTGCATAATATTAGCAGATGTATTAGAACATTTAAATAATCCTGAAGAATTACTAAATAAGATACATATGAATATTAAGAAAGATGGAAGTATAGTAATATCAGTGCCAAATAATAGACATTGGACAGTAGTAGATGGATTATTAAATGGTGATTTTACATATTCTGATACTGGATTATTAGATGAGACTCATAAGCATTTATTTACTAGAAGAGAATTGCAAAAAATGTTGTGGCGGGCAGGATGGAAAATAGAAGAAATGAAAGCTATAATCTTGCCAGGCGAAAAGGTTCCTGAATATGGCAATGAAGTGCATCAGAATAGGCTACATATTGGCTGTAACGATAGGGCAGAGTTAATAGAGTATTACACCTATCAGTATGTTTGTAGAGCCGTTAGAGCCAATCGTAGAGACAAGAAATTATCAGTGGTTATGCCTTGTTGGAATCAATTAGAATATACGCAAAAAGCCATTAATTCATTGAAAAAAGCATTAATACATATAGATAATGAAATTATAGTTATAGATAATGGAAGCATAGATGGCACTAAAGAGTGGTGCGAAGCCAATGGTGTTATTGTATATAGAAATGAGGAGAACTTAGGATGGATTAAGGCAGTTAATCAAGGATTAGATAAAGCAACTGGAGATTTAATTTTATTATCTAATAATGATGTTATATTTCCTGAAGGTTTTGCTGATAGAATGATTGATGTTCTTATAGGTGTTGAAAAGGCTGGAATAGTTGGTCCATTATGTAATAATATTAGTGGTTATCAGAAAATACCAGTTGGATATACAAATAATAAAGATATGATGGGTTGGGCATGGGATGAACAGATTAAAAGATATGAACAAATTGTAGAAACTGAAAGATTAATTGGTTTCTGTATGATGATTACTAAAGAATTTGTAGAAGATGTTGGTGGAATGGATGAAAGGTTTGGATTAGGAATGTGTGACGATGATGATTGGTGTATTAGAAGTAATATGAAAGGATATAAGAATTTAATAATTGGTGGTTCTTTCGTTCATCACGCTGGTAGTATAACAATGAATACATTAGAAAATCCTAATGCATTATTAGAAAAGAATTTAAAACTTTTACAAGAAAAATATGGTGATACTTCACCGTCCTGGGAGGACAAAAATGAAACTAAATAGTTTAAATGTGACAAAAGTGAAAGTAGAAGATTTAACATTTGATGTTAAATTGAGTTGGGGAAAGTATAGACAAATTGCTAAGGAACAATCTAAGATTGATGAAGGCGATTCAGAAGCACAGATTGACTTCATGGAAAAAGTAATTAAAGATTGTGTTATCGCAGTTAGTGGATTAGAAGATGATAATGGCGAAGTTAAATGGAGTGTAGAATTATTGGATGAATTATCGCCTTCTATTATTAAAGAACTTACAGAAGGGATATTCAGTGCAGTGAATCCACAAAACCCTTTAGCAGAGACATCAGAGGCATAGCCAGAGAATTAATAAAAGGCGGAATAACAAGTGCTGATGATGTTCCAGAAGAATTTGTTATTCTTGGATTGTTAAGAACATTACAAGGATATACAAGGGAAACATTATTAAATGAAGATCCTAAATTCTTAGAAACTTGTCTAATTTATCTCGACGAAGAGGCTAAAGAAAATCGCTGGAATGCTTCACAAGCTAGTCGGAGGTAATTAAATGGCAAATAAGAATATGTTGATTTCTATGACAGTAAGGCTTGACGATAAAGCATCGCGAGGCCTTATTGCCATGTCTGCTGCCGCTAAGAAATTAAAATCAGAGATGGCTGGAACATTCAATATCAAAAGTAGCACAGATAAAGGAAAGAAAGAAATAGATTCTTTGACAAGTTCTTTGCTTGCTGGTGCTGCTGGTGGAGAATTGTTGGCTACAAGTATGGCTAAACATGGGAATAGTGTTTCTAAAGTTTCTAATGTTTATAATAATTTAGGAAAATCTATTAGACAGTTACCTCAACCAAAAACAGATAATTGGGATATATTTTTTGAAGGTATTAGACAAGGATTGGCAGGTATAACAAGAACATCGAGAGGAATAGGTGGTGTTATATCTGGCTGGCGAAGTTTAAGTCGCGGAAACAGAGATTTAAGAACTGGTATAATATCACGAGCAGCACTAAATATAAATCCTGGTAGAGCAATTATAATTGTGGGAGAAAATGGCAGAATGTCACCAGCTAGAGGACAGGGTATTCTTGGCAATATTCGTGCAAGAACTGTTATAGCAGGAGCAAGAGCACAGGATGGAGTTAATGCTGCTGGAGGGCCTAATGGAATATTAAGAAGAGGAATGACTGATATTGGTGGCGGACTAAGAGATATGGCTGTAGGTATTGGTAATACTATAGCAGGTACTTTTAGAGCTGGTGGTGCTATAGCATCTGCAATAGCTGGATTAATACAAGTTATAGGGCCTACTGTTGCTGCCCTCGGGAATTTAATTACATCTATTCTTTCTACTGCTTTTAAAGTAGTTACAGCAGTAGTCCGAACATTTGCTAACGTTGTTGGATTTGTTTTTAATGGCATAATTAAAGGTGCTCAATTAGCTGGACGAGCTATAAGAGCAATTGGTATAACCACACTTATTGTAGGTGGAGGACTTTTAGTTAGTCTTGGATTAGTAGCCAAATCAACATTAGATGCAGCAGTAGAATTTGAAGGCTTAGGAGCCAAAATGGAAACTGCATTTAGAGGCAATATTCCAGCAGCTAAAGAAATGACTAAATGGGCAACAGAATTTGCAGCACAAACACCATTTGAGGTTCCAGAAGTTGTGGACGCAGCAGTTAGATTAAAAATGCAAGATTTAGATCCTAAGGCATTAGTAGGACCTATTGGAAATATGTCTTCTGCTATGGGCAAGTCATTAGAACAAGGTGTAGAAGCTTATTTAGATGCTACTAGAGGCGAATTTGAAAGACTTAAAGAATTTGGTATTACCAATCTTAATTTAATTCAGAATGGTGCTAATGCAGCTAAAGGTGGCGGTATTTCTTCACAAAAACCAGGTGATGCAGAAGCAATTAAAGGCTCATTAGATAAAATCATAGCAACCAGATTTGGTGGAGCTATGAAAAAGCAATCTGATATTGCTATTGGAAGTATTTCTAACTTTAAAGATGCTATTGGTGAAATTAGAAGATATATTGGTAATTTATTACTTCCTACATTTAAAGAATGGATTGTATATGGTAGAAAAATTATTGATTGGTTGAAACAGACTGGTGTATTTGATATGCTTGCTAATGCAGTTTTAAGAGTTGGTAATGCATTTATGCAATTTGCTGCTCAAGCATTAGTAGTTTTAGTTCAAGTAGCACAAAGCCAATCATTCCAGAATTTAATATCTTCAGTATTAGGATTAGGAAGTGCTTTTGCACAATTAATAAGTGAAATAACTGGTGGTGCAAGTCCAGCACAAATAATAACTGCTATAATAGATAAAATGGTTGTAGGTATATCTTGGTTAGTAGCATTATTAAATCCACAGAATGTAGCTACTATATCTTCGTGGTTTATAGGATTATGGACTTCAGTATCAACTTTCTTAGGAGCAGCATTTGGTTATATTGCTAATAATGCTCCTATATTTGGTGAATGGATACAATATATAGCTAAGTATATATTATTCTTATATCAATCATTTATGAATAGCGTTCCTAAAATTGGTGAAATTGTTTTAAATATGGCTGATATTCTTATTCCATCATTATTAAGTATTGCTGGTGTTTTAAATTCAGTTGGTGGAGCATTTAAAATTATATTCGATATTATAAAAATTGGTGTTCTTGCTTCTATGGTAGTAATGATGGAATGGCAAGTGATTTGTATGACAGCAATTTTAGCAGTAATTGATGGGCTAAATACAGTATCTAAAGCATTTGGATTACCTTTAATTCCAACTGAATTTTTAAATAATACAAATGATTGGTTTAAATCAGTTAGAGACGAATCTTGGAAAGGTATGGGTGAAGCTATAGCAGATGTGCCTGCAACTGTCACATCAACAGTGGATAGACAGGTTGCATTAGATAATGCAAGTTCTAAATATACTCAATTTAGTGCTGGTGCAAGACAATGGGTTGGTAATTTACCTGTTGGTGGCTATAATCCTATGGCTCCAACTATGCCTACTGGACAATTAACACCTTGGGGAACTCCTGCTAACATTCCTATGGTTCCTTCTATGAGTCCATTAATGCCAGCAACTAATTATCATTCTGGATATAATGTTTCTTCTACTGGAAGTCCTGTTGTTGGTGGAATGATGCCAGTTACAAATACACAGGAACCTAATATTCAATTCTATGCCAATATTGACATCAGAAATGGAAATCCTGCTGAAGTTAAACAAGCTATGGATGAATGGGCTAAGAACAATTTTCCAAGATATTATCGTCAGATGCAAGGGAGATAAACAATGACAGTATGGGGAGTTCGTGGTGAACAAGTTTTAGGAGATACTGCTTATAGTGGAACATTATTGGCTAATGTTGACTGGGAAAGAGGAATAGATGGTTTCCAATATGTTTCTGCATCATCGTTAGGTGCATCTACATCAATATCTTTAATAAGTTCAGGCACATATATTCCATATTTAAATCCTCCTCAAATTATGCAAGGTACTGGTGAATTTACACAGGAAGTAATAGACACAGTTCAAGCATGGGTTAATTCTATAACAGATGGAACTATGCAATTCATCTGGTATTGGCGAGTTTATGAAGTAAAATCAAGTGCTGGAACTATGATGGATTTAGTTACAGACAGAGTTTTATATTGTAATGGTTGGTATACTAAACAACCAGCAACATTACCTGCTACATTTGGATTTAAAGGCATTACTTATATTCAAGAAGATTTTAGTATTGGTTCAAGTGGTATATATCGCAGATGTTTAGTCACAAATGAATATGTTCCAGAAGATACTGAATTAAGACATCCAACACAGCGAAAAGGTGAAGATAGATGGTATGCTGATGAAAATACAGAAGTTTATGCTTCTATAGGAACAACATCTGTAACAAAAAACTATGGTGCTGGAACTGAAACTGATGTTACTTCAGCATTAGTATTTAGTTTATCTCAATCATTAACCAGTGCTAAAGATATTAATACTACCTATTGCGGAGTTAAATCAACATTTGTCCAAGATGGTGTAGAACATACTTTAGATTTTTCTAAATTAACGTTCCAAATAGATAATCATACAGTTGGTTCTAATGGACATAATGGTGCTGTAATGCATTATCATGGTGATGAAACATATCCAGATCCATTAACTTATGATACTGCTGCTACTTCTAGTAGTATTATATCTTGGAAAATGATACAAGATTCTAATGGATATTGGGCCTTGCAAAGAGGCACATTAGGTTCTGGTGCTAAAGCTTTTTCACAAACAATTACTAATGTAAATCATATAAAATTCGATTTAAAACTTTATAAAGCATTAAATGGTCTTAATACTCATGTTGATTATGGCGATTATGATGATAGTAAAGGACAGCCATTCGATGTCGGATTATTTAAAAGAGACGACCAAACTGATGCTGATGTTTCATTAGCACCTGGAATACATGAATATGATGAATTCTGGATTTATACTACTCCAGTTCCATATGCAATTTCACGTTCTTTCGCAAGTCTTGGTTCTGGAATACAAGTTAAATTACGATGGGATTGGTGTGAAGTAAATGACGAAGATGTAGTATTTACACATCAGGATCGAAAAGATTATCCACGCGATGAAATTGATGATTATGGAAATCCAATTCACTATGATGGTAAAGACTTAATTCTACCTATAGCCTTTCATGGACTTAAAGCTGATATGAAAGATTATCCTGGTGTTAAAGACTGGATAACTGTTGTAAGAACTGAATTAAATCTTGATAAACCTGATGGCGAACATCGTCCTTCGTCTTGGACTGCGACTAATGGTGCTGAAATTGATTGCAACACTATGGTATTAACAGTACCTGCTGCTGGTGGAATATTAGGAAGAATATTAGCTAATAATAGAAGATACAATAGAATGTGGAGATTAGTTTCATATGCTTATCCATTACCATTAAAAGAAGATAGTTCTGCTGGTGAATATTCTGCTGATTGGTTATTAATGACTAAAGCTAATTTACCTATTACTACTACATTAGATGATCCTAAATGGTGGGATCCAGCGGCAGTTCCTCATAGTGGCGAATTACCAGGAATAGAATATGAAGATGTTTCTGACTGGAGTTCATTTAGTTGTGTAAATTTGCAAACAACTGGTGCTACTCAAGATATTGCTGTTACATTAGTAATAAAATATAGAGAAATAACTGGTTCTTGCATCAGATATACTTCCGCTGAAGAAAAATGGGGGCCTGATTCTTCATGGGAAATAACAATTGGTGAACAGCAAGAATATGAAGTACCTTCAACATTGAAGTATGAAACTGGACAATTAAAGTTTGATTTATGTTCAAATTCTGGCGTAACTATGCCAGATTTGTGGATGGTAGATGAAATTGGATTTTACTTTGGTTCATCATCATCTGAACAACATATTACAATAACATCTTGGGCTACAGTTCCTTATGCTGCTGAGTCTATTATTGAATATTGGGATAGAATTGCAATGAAATGGTCAAATGACTTTTTTGGTGCAAGAACATATCTTGATGGAATGCCTAATTATCGTCCACATTATTTCTATACTGTAGATACTGAGCGTGTAGAAGTTGGATTTAAGCATACAAATGAATTATTTCACGATCCAGATAGTCAAGCTACTGGTGAATTACATTCTATGAAAACTTTAGATGCTTGGGTTGGCGAATGGTTATTAGCAGAACATATATTGCGACCAACTTGGAACCAAAATACAGTTGATGCTGAATTGAAAGATATTAATGACACATCTTTAATACAACCATTATGGGGTGATTATGTAGAAGGAACTGATTGGACTGGATGGTATCATTTAAAGGTAGGATTAGCAATATCATATGGTTATACTTATTGCGAATGTATTTTACAAGGTAATGAAAGAGGCGTATGTAAATTAGATGGAATACGTGAAATAGACCAGGCTTCACCTTGGATTAAATTATATGAATCACAGGATAATGGAATCATAAAGACTAAAATTGGTGAATCTGGCACAGATGGTGTTGGTGCATATTTATTATATGCAGGAAAAGAAAAGACACCAAGAACATATTATTTAAAAGGTAGTGGAAGTTATCAAAGTCTTGGTTCGTT